GCACATCATAGAGATGTGTGATGTTGATTATTATGTAGATATTCGAAAATATCTTAAAGGTAATAATCTCATACTGTATACCTTTGTGCCGACTAACGTAGCGGGTACTACCACTAATGGTACCTACCGCGTTATCGAAGGCTCATTAATAGAAATGCACATTACGGGGGGTGCCAATTACGTACACCCGATATGGGATTTTGAAAGTGATCATTGCGTCGTCGACCATTATTTTTGGGGGATACCATTTTACAGCTCTTTTTATTTGATTGAGCAGAAATACGTATCTCCAGACCGCCGCATTATTTACTTTCAACACATCCGCAATGTGTATACGCCGTTAGGTGCACTATTGACCGGCTTTCGATTACGACACAGACGAATGCAGTATGGAAATATCGTCTACATAAAATCGACAACTGTTGACGTACATCCTGAGGTAGTCCATTCTTTTGCTAATATTTTAGAAAATACTAGCGCGACTATAAAAGATAAAATCTTAGTCTCAGTTCGTGGCAGGTTAGCTCATGTAGCCAAACCAGTCATGAGCGATGTTGAGCGTATAGTCCAAATGGAACAACCTAAAGTACCTGATACACATGTAGTTGCATGTATATTGTATCAAGTATCAATGAACCCTGTCTTAAGCAGCTTAATCATCGACAGAACCCATGCTCCAATTTCAAAATTTGAGCCCGGTGATAACGCTTATTTACCTATTGGGAAGAACGTCTATGAAGACGGATCACCCACGATGCGACATATTAGTCCTCCTTACTTATTGGACGGTTGTCATCCTTTGCGGTCAGAAAATTCCGACATAGCATGCATCAAAAATAGGTTGACTGATGTCAAAAATCCGAACAAACCGCTACCCGCGAGCTTCCATGGATATATTGATGAATTTATCCAATTGCTCGTGCCAGATGACGTAGCAAATACCTTGGTACCACACGATTATAGTTATGTGTACGATAAATGGAAACGACCAGCTCAGCGATCATTACTAGAGCAAGTCAAACATATATTGTACTTAGATAAACCTATTGTAATTAAATCATTTCAGAAGGCTGAAGTGTACAAGAAGGTTAGAGGTCCAAGAAATATTTGCACTGTGCGTCCTGAGCACAACGCTCGAATAGCTCAGTTTGCTTACCCGTTTGCCGAACATATCATGAAGAAACAGCATTGGTATGCATTCGGACAACATCCTCAAGAGATAGCCACCGATTTGGTAGCTATAGCCGCCACGACTGAGAATTTAGTTGAACTAGATGTCAATG